CGATCACTGCTCTGGTGAGGAGCTGCATCGGCGTATCGGATGAAGTGGTTAAGGCCTACAGCGAAGCCTTTGGGAAGGCTCGACTGGGAAACTAACCGCCGCCGCTCGTGCGCTATACGAGCCTTCAGTTTCGGCCGAACAGTTGGCGTTATTCGGACTATCTCCGGACGACTATGACGAGACTTTCGAAGTCTGGCCGGACAACTGGAAGGCATTCCTCGTCATGGATTCGATGGGGACTCAGTGGCGTACGGGTGCATGCGGCGCAACTGGCCTCGATTACGGCGTCCTGCCGAATGTAATGCGCCTCGTCGGTGTGCCGGTGAAGGATCGCCCAGGTGTATTTCAGGACATCCGCGTAATGGAATCGGAAGCCATCGCAGTCATGGCCGAAGCCCGCGACAACAGCCCGTGAAGACGGGCACTTATTCAAGGTGAGTCGATGAACATTGCAGAACTCGGCATCAAGGTCGATTCGGCTGATGCCGCCAGCGCTGCGACCGATCTCGACAAGCTGACCAAGGCTGGTGATCGTGCCGAGCAGTCCGCCGTCGGCCTGATGAAAGAGATGGAAGCGCTGGAGAAGTCGCTGTCGAAAGGCGCGACCACCACGCAGGAACTGGCTAAGCAGCGTGAGAGTCTGGCGAAACTCACCAAGACCGGCGCTTATGGCGAGGCCGAGTTCACCAAGATCACCGCACAGCTCGATAAGCAGCAGGTGGCCCTGGCCAAGTCGACACTGGATGAGCAGAAGGCCCTGAACAGCCTGCTCGGCGCAATCGATCCGGCCAAGGCGGCAATGTCCAAACTGGACACTCAGGTTGAGCAGCTGGGTAAGCACCTCGATGCTGGTCGCATCAGTCAGGACCAATACAACTCGTCGCTGAGTAAAATCGACAAGGATTACTCGAAGCTCGAAAAAACTGCGACCGGGTTCGACAAACTGAAACTCGGTACCCGCCAGGCGCAGGAAAACGTCGTACAGCTCGGCAACGCTTTGTCGTCCGGCGACTGGGGTAGCGGTGTTCGTGCCGTCGCTCAGCTGGGTGCAGGTGCTGGCGCTTCAGCTGCTGGCTTGCTTGCCATTCTTGCGCCGATTGCATTGGCCACTGCCGCCGTCGGCGCTCTGGCTGTTGCCTATTACAAGGGCAGCGAAGAGCAGGACGCTTACAACAAATCACTGGTACTGACCGGGAATTTCGCTGGTGTCAGTGCAGGCCAAATGGGCGAGCTTGCCCGCCAAGTCAGTGCGACTGTCGGCACAACCGGTCAAGCGGCAGAAGTGCTCGCATTGCTGGCTGGCAATGGAAAGATAGCTGGCGAAAGTTTTGGCGACATCACCAAGGCCGCAGTCTCTATGCAGGAGGCTACCGGCAAAGCCGTCAGCGAGACTGTTGCCGAGTTTTCCAAGCTGGCAGACGAGCCAGTAAAAGCGTCTGCCGCGCTGAATGAGCAATATCACTATCTAACTGCTTCGGTTTATTCGCAGATCGCCGCCTTGGAAGAGCAGGGCGACCACGCAGGTGCTGTCAAGCTGGCGACCGAGCAATACGCGGACGCCATCAACGAGCGCACGCCGAGAATCCTCGAAAACCTGAGCTTCTGGGAGAAGGGTTACAACGCTGTCGCTCGCGCGGCTGACAACCTGAAAAACATCGGTCGCAGCAGCATCGGCTCCGATATTGAGCAGGCCCAGCGTGATCTCGCTCGAGCAGAGTCGGGCGATGTTGGCCTGTTTCAAAACAAGCAGGAGATGATCGACCTCTACCGTAACCGGCTAAACATGCTGGAGGACCAGAAAGCCGCCGAAGCAGACATTGCCAAGTACGAAGGTGAGCAGGCAAAGGCGCAGCAAAGCGCAGTTGTCGCAATGTCGAAAGTCGACGCGATCACCAAATCCTCGCTGACCAACGAACAGAAGCGCGCCGAGGCGATCAAGGACTACAAGAAAAGCCTGGATGATATTCGGAAGGTCAACCCGAACGACTCCAGACTCGATCCTGCCGCGGTCGCCAAGAACATGGCGAACCTCAACGACAAATTCAAGGATCCGAAGGCTGCCGCCGGCAGCGTCGATCTAACCAGCTTCAACAACGCGAAGAATGTATTGGCCGAAACCCTGGCCTACTACAAAAACGCGGACAAGGAGCTCGAAGCATCGCAGCGGGCAGGGGTGATCTCTCAGGCCAGTTATACCGAGCAGCGCGTCAGTCTGTTGCAGCAGCAAGCTGAAGAAGTTGCCCAGGGCTACCAGTCGGAGATCGATGCGCTCGAAGCGTCCAAGACCAAGAAGGGCGCGACCGCGGCACAAGTCATCCAGATAGATCAGAAGATCGCCGATGCCCGCAGCGCCATGGTCAAGGCACAGCAGGATAGCGACAGCGAACTGTCGATCATCGCCACCAACGAAGAAGGTCGCCTGCGTAAGCAGACGCTGGCGGTCAACACGTACACCAGCGCTCTCCAGCAACAGGTCGAGACACTTCGACAGCAGGGATTACGTGCGGCCTCTGGCCTTGGGCAGGGCGATCGTCAGCGATCGTTGACGGAGCAGCAGAACGGCATCGACGACAAGGCGAACGCCCAGCGCATCGACTTGGCCAACCAGTATGGCGACGGTTCGCGCGGCATGAGCCTCGACGAGTACAACGCCAAACTGAAAGCCGTCTCGCAGAGCCAGCAGGACCTGCGCAACACGGTAGTCGCCAACTATGACGACATGACCGATGCGCAAGGTAGTTGGAGTGCTGGCGCATCTTCGGCATGGGAGAACTACCTCGAGTCGACGCGCGACGTGGCCGGGCAGACGAAAAGTCTGTTCACCAGCGCGTTCAGCTCCATGGAAGATGCTATTACGCAGTTCTCCATGACAGGCAAGCTGTCGTTTTCCGACTTCGCCAAGTCCGTGCTCGCCGATATGGCAAAGATTGCAATGCGGCAGGCGAGCTCCTCGGCGCTGAGTGGTCTGTTCGGCCTGGCTGCCAATGTGGCTGGTGCCTATTTCGGTGGTGGCGGCAATGGTCTTGCCTCCGGCTCTGCCGGTGCTACTTCGTCGAACCTTGGAGCATCACAAGCCGGTTACTCGTCAACCTACTTTCAGGCGAATGGTGGGGCCTGGTCCGGCGGCGTGCAGATGTTTGCCGATGGCGCCGCCTTCACCAACAGTATTGTCAGCAAGCCAACGGCATTCGGTATGGCCAACGGTAAAACCGGGGTGATGGGCGAGGCTGGCGAAGAGGCAATTGTTCCGCTGGCTCGTGACTCGCAAGGGCGCCTTGGTATCCGCGGCGGAAGCAGCGCAACACCGATCACCATAACCTTCTACATCGACGCAGCTGATAACGGCGCGAGCACAATCCCAGATCCGGCGAAATTGGCTGAGGCGATGAAGGTTGTCGCACAGCAGGAAATCGCGCGGCAGCGCCGTAACGGCGGGCAACTCACCTAAGGAGGAATCATGCTGGCATTCACATGGCGGGCGACGTATGACGCCTCCAAGACGGTTACCCCAACGGTAAAGCCAATCAGGTTCGGCGATGGGTACGAGCAGCGGCAGGGAACCGGGATCAACCGGCAGCCGCGCAAGTACTCGCTGATGTTCAAGCGGGCCAAGGGGGAAATTGATGTCATCGACGCCTTCCTGGGCGCAAGAGGTGCCATCGACGCCTTCAACTACACGCACCCCGGTCAAGCGATCGGGGTTTTTGTTTGCCGAGAGTGGACTCGAACCAACGTCGCTCTCGGCGTTGACAGCCTGTCCGCGACCTTTGAGGAGGTTTACGAATGAGTGAGCTTCAAGGACAACTCTCGCTCGCAAAGGGCCTGACGATCTGGGAAGGCTTCGAATTGGTGCTACCTGGCCAGTCTATCTACTTTCACTCCGGAACCAACGAGTTGCTTGGCTCGGTAGTGTGGAAGACCAAAATCTACACACCTTGGCCGATCAATGCTGTCGAGTTCGCCACGCCCAGCCAGGGATCACCGGCCAGACCAAAGCTTCAGGTCGGCAATTTCGGCGGGAACATTTCAGCGTTGTGCCGGGCGTATGAAGACCTGCTCGCGGTCAAGCTGAAACGCCGCCGCACGCTGGTCAAATACCTGGACGCGGTGAACTTCTCCGCCGGCAACCCTACGGCAAACCCGGCCGAAGAGTATCCGGTCGAAACCTGGATCATCACGCGCAAGATCAACGAGACGCCGGCCGCGATCGAGTTCGAGCTTGGCTCACCGCTCGACCTGCAGGGCGTCAAGCTCCCACGTCGTCAGGTGGTGGCAGGCACCTGCCTCTGGGCTTATCGCTCGGGCGAATGCGGTTACGCCGGCGGGCCGGTGGCGGACTATGCCAACCGCCCGACCAGCAATCCCGCATTAGATCAGTGCAGTCGCACCATGACCGGCTGCAAGAAACGCTTTGGCGCAAATGGCGAGCTTCCTTTCGGCGGCTTCCCGGGCATTGCCCGCGTACCGAGGTTGTGACCATGAGTGAAGTATTCAATAAGTGCCGGGCTGACGCCGAGGCGCACGCCCTTGCCGAGTACCCGCGCGAAGCCGTGGGCCTGATAGTCAGCGTGCGTGGAAAGCCGTCCTACGTGCCGTGCCGCAATCAATCTGAAGAGCTGGATCACTTTATCCTGCATCCGGAGGACTACGCGGCCGCCGAGGATATGGGCGATATCATCACCGTCGTGCACTCGCATCCTGACACCGGCCCAGAGCCAAGCCTGCACGACATCGCCAGCCACGCTGTCAGTCGCATGACCTGGTGGATTGTCGGGCTGAAGGATGGCGCTGCAACTTGGCATGAGATGCCGGCCGCCGGCGAACTACCGCTGGAAGGCCGTGTGTTCGTCCACGGTGTCATCGACTGCTACACCTTGGTGCGCGACTACTACCGGCAAGAGCTCGGTATCACTTTGCCGGACTTCCATCGCAAGGACGACTGGTGGCATAACGGCGAGAACTTATACGTCGACAACTTCGCCCGGACCGGCTTCGTCCCAGTCGATACGCCAGAGCAAGGCGACTTGATCGTCATTGCGATCGGCAGTCCGACGCCGTGCCATGGCGCGATCTGGCTGGATGGCGACGTGCTGCTGCACCACCTCTACGGCCGCCTGAGCTGTCGCGAGGTCTATGGCCGCGCCTACCGTGAGTGCACGACGCATATCATGCGCTACAAGGGCCAACAACCGTCAAATTGATGCGGCGAGGCCGCAGGAGAAGAGTATGCAAACCAGCCAGAGCTACATGCTGACTATCAATGATCTGATCACCATGTCGGGCGGGGTGATCTGCGGTGCTGATGCTGAAATCGCCATTCTTGATGGTTCAGTAGAGATCGATCGATTGAAGCTTTCCGGAAAGGTAGGGCCTGGCGGTCCTGGCTTTCGGAGGTCGTACGAAGGAAAGCCCGGCCTGACGGCAGAGCTTGTGTCCGGCTGTTGCAAGATCAGCTTTCGCGAGGCCGTGTCGAGCGGCCTTAACTCGGAGGTATGAGCCCTCCCACAAAGTCATCTGTGCCTATTCGGTGCGAGCCATAGGAAACAGAAAATCCGGGGCCACGGCTAGATGCTTCAGCCTCGGCGGCATCCTTTGATGCGTATATGTCGACGAATTTCCATGGGCTCGCCTGAGCCACGCCCCAGCCGAGTACAGAGTTGAAGTTGTCGGGGTCTTTCGGGAGATTTTTAACGAGGCTTCTGATTGACATGACCGCTCCATGGTTGAGGTGTACAGCACTCGAAGCTACTACTGAAACTCTACGCGGCGTTACTGGCGATTCGTACAGCAACCATATCTTGCGTTACACGCGATAGGCCCTGTATTTGTGCGCATCCGGCCTGTTAGAGTCACCGAAACACAAGGAGGCACAACATGCGGAAGATTCTGACGGCCATGGCGTTGATCGCTCTGGCCGGGTGCTCAACCTCTCCTGTAACGGAGCAAACAGCCAAGCGCATTCCAAGTGAAAGAATTTACCAGGCGTCAATGGTTGATGGTAACTCGACAGTTAATTCTGACGTCGCAAATGTCACATTCCTTCGTGATTCAGGCTTTTATGGATCAGGATGTAGCCACGACGTTTTTGTGAACAACGTGAAAGCTTTTTCGATTCGTCAAGGTGAGTTCATCCGCCTGACATTGCCACCCGGCTCATATTTCTTCCGACTCGAAACAGGTTCAGGGATGTGTCCAGACATTGCCACGTCGCAGAGCTCTGATCTAAAGCCGGGGGCCGCGGAGGCGTATAGGATTCTATTGCCTTCTGATGGCAGTCTTCGATTAACGCGAACTCAGTGATTCGCTACCCAACTACTAACCGCCTCCGGGCGGTTTTTTATTGTCTGGAGAAAAGTATGACGATCGCAGCCAATCGCCAATCAATGGTCACTATCAAACTCTCCGGCAGCCTGGCTCAGAAATTTGGCCGTAAGCATGAGAAGTTGCTTGAAAGTGGCGAGGCCCGCGAAGCCTTGAGCGCCATGAAGCACGCCGTCGAAGGTTTTGCGGATGAGATCATGCGGTTGTCGCGCCTTGGCGTGCGCTTCGCCATCTTCCGTAACCGCGAAAATATCGGAGAGGACAACTTCACTCTGGGCGGAACGACTGAAATACGTATTGTGCCGATCATTTCAGGTAGTAAAAGAGGTGGACTCTTTCAAACGGTCGTAGGTGTTGCGCTTATCGTTGTTGGTGCGATTTTTGAGCAGCCATGGGCGGTCAGCATTGGCATAGGCATGGTCGCAGGTGGTGTAGCACAGATGCTCACGCCCACGCCGAAAACGCCTAACCAGCAAGAGCAAGCGACCACCGAGAATAAGCCCAGCTACCTCTTTAATGGCGCCTTCAACTCGACACAGCAGGGCCTCCCCGTGCCCGTTGTTTACGGCCAGATGCTGGTCGGCTCCAGCGTTATCACCGTCGGCACCTGGTCGGAGGCTCTACCGGTATGAGCGAAGTAATTATCGGTAGAAAGGGGGGCGGGAAAGGCGGTAGCAGTAGCAGCGGCACCGTGCGCGCCGCCGTAGAGGCTCCGGACAGCCTGCGTTCGCGTCAGCATGTGCGGGTGCTGCACGCAATCTGCGAGGGGGAGATTGATGGCATTG